GGAGCATTAGTTGCTACCGGTACTGCTGTATCACAAGCGGGTGCGGCTGTAGTAACTGATGCTACATCACCTGCTGTAGGTGATATCGTTAGAATGATCAATACAACCGGGATGTTGCAAATTGCAGGACTTGATTTTACCGTTACTGCGGTAAACCCCGGAGTAACATTTACGTTAGGATATTTGAATTCAGCAGCTTTTGCTGCAGCTGCAACAAACGCTGATTATAGAATTATTCCTGCTAAATATTACACTCCGTATAGAAGATGGATTACTTTAATAACAGCGGCAAATCCCGCAGTTATAACAGTATCCGTAGCACATAACTATGTTGTTGGAGACAAAATCAGAGTGCATGTACCGACTGAATTCGGCATGACACAAATGAATGGCCTTTTAGCAACGGTTACTGCTGTTACAGCGTCTACTATCACAACTGACATTGATTCAAGTGCATTTACTGCATTTGCTTATCCTACATCAGCAATAGCAGCGGCAGGGGTTTCCTTTCCGCATGTTTCTCCTGTGGGGGAAGTTGCTACTAAATTTACTTCTGCAATAGATAACAGTGCATATTATGCAATGTATCTAAGCACAGGAGTAGTTGGGGCAATTACCAATGTTATGGATTGGATGGCATTTAGTAGAGATTATACTGTGTAATTAAACAAGGGGGGCTTAAAAAGCCTCCCACTTTTAAAAGGAGCAAAAATGAGTTTTGTATCGGAATTTACCTTTAATCAGTCAAGAAAATTAACTGATAAAGAAAAAAAAGATGCTCAAGCTAAATTGGAAAAGGCACAGGAAGAAGATGCTAAAATTAGTAAAATTAGATTTATAAATCATATGTCGAAAGGCGGAAAACTTGAGTTTACTTTTAGGAAATACAAAGAAGATCCTTATAGGACTTATTCTCTTCAGGATGGAATGATCTATGACCTTCCTATGGCCGTTATAAATCATATAAACGAAGACTGTGCATTGCCTAAAAGAGAATATGATAAAGGGCCTAATGGAGTAACTTTGCTAAGCACTTCAGTTATTAGCAAAGAAAAAAAATATGAATGTGTGCCGGCAAATTTCATGTAAAGCTACTTTACATAAGGAGAAAAAATGGCGTTAAATGATTATGATTATATTAAGACTAAGATTCGGAAAATAACCGGCAGACCATCTCCGAATCAACTTTCGGATGACGATCTAAAAGATTATATACATTCATTTGTAGTATATGATTTTCCTCTTATCACTCGGCTTTATTATGATATGCAGAATGTGAAAGTCCAATTGACGCCGAGAGTAGGCAATTATTCTATCGATACCGTTAAAAATCTATATAGCAATGTCGAACCCCCTGCTTATATCGATAACATTCAAATAAATTATATGCAGGATTTGACATCATTTGAAAGAGTATTCGCAAGATATAAATATTCTACGCTATTTGGCACTTCAACGGGCATTGCAGGGCCTTATGCTTATACTTTTAGTTATACCCCTATCCAAGCTGAAACTTGCATTATAAGCACTGTAGCGGCCTCAGGAGCTAATCTACTTGCTAAAGATGATGGAGTAGGCGGTTTCGTGGATGAAGCGGGAAATGTTATTGCTGGAGCTACGATAAACTATTTAACGGGCGTTATAGCAGGTATTACTTTTTCGGCAGTACCTCCTCTAGGATCGTCAATCTATATCTCAGCTAGGCAATATGTTGTCGGAAGGCCTTTTGCAGTATTATATCAAAATAATGAGTTTAGATTCTGGCCATTCCCCGATAGAGCATACACTTTTCAGATTTGCGCTTACCCTAACTTTGCCGCTTTTACTGCGGGAACGGAATTCCCCGAACTTAAGCAATGGGCGGATACGATTGCTTTCGGAACGTCTCTGAAGATATTTCAAGATAATTTAGATATGGAAAGTTATCAAAAGACTTTCCCATTCTTTGACAATGCCAAAAGACTTGCGGGAAGGAGAACTTTGCAACAGCTTTCAACCCAACAAGTTGCAACGATATATAATGTTGATCTTTGGGGTGGCAATAAATTTTACAATTATCCTTATGGAGGTTAATTATGTCTTTTGATATCAACACCCCAGTCCCAACTCAAACATTGGGCAATACTAATGCAATCATTAGGGGTAATTTTATTCAGTTAAATACGCAGTTTTCCGTGAATCATATTGCTTTTACGGCTGCTATAAATAATGGAAAGCATACTTATGTAACGATGCGAGAGCAAGCGGGTGATCCCGGAACAATTGCCGATGAAGTTTCCATTTATACAAAAGACGTGGGCGGCAATTGCAGAGTATTTATGCAAAATGAAAGTGCCGCTGCAACAAGACAAATAAGCGATGTAGTTCCTACGACAGCTCTTACAGCACCGTACGGAACATTATATGCTATAAGAACGATGTCGGGCTTAATTTTTACATGGGGAAGATTAATTATACCAAATGGCGTTTCATTAACTGCCAATATTACTAATCCTATAGCTTATACAAATTATTCAATTACATTTACCCCCGAAACTTCTACGGCAGATACTGTAGCAGTAGTTGATTTAGTGGGAGCAACCTTTAAAATAAAAAGATCAACTGCGGGAGCGGCTTTAACCGTAGATGTTCAAGCAATAGGTATTTAAATGGCTAAGTTGTTTATCGGTCCATATAAGACGGGCTTGCAAAAAAACCTCAAACCTTGGTTACTTAATGAAGAAGCCTTTGTTAATTTATTTAATGCTTATGTATGGCGAGGAAGAGTTAAGAAGAAGCAAGGAATAAGATTGATAGGCAGATTGCATGTAGCTAGTATTAAAAGTCTTGTTCCTGTTCCTATTACTAATTTAGTAGCAGGCAGTGTATCTTATACTAGTGGAGCATGGGCATGGGCATTGGATCTACCCATTTCTCCCGGAACTGTAATTATTCGAATTGATGTGCCGGTAGCGGGATGGGGTAATATAGATTTTGTAGATAATGGCAACGGAACTCTAACAGTTGACACAGTCCCCGCTAACTTAAATTATGGCTACGGAACTATTGATTATAATACGGGCATATTTACTATTACTTGGCAACCGGGTCTTCCTGTAGTAGGCCCTTATTTAGTAACTATTGAAGCATTTTTAAGATTACCTCATTATCCTGTAATGGGTATATGCAATCGAGAGCAGGACGTTATAAACGCCGAAGAGTCAATAGTTTTTGATACTAGCTATTCTTATTATTTCAATCAAGGAACGCAATCTTTTACAGATTCAACTTATTATAAAACAACTGCGATAGATAATCATTTTGCTTGGACAGGAACTGATGCTGATTTCTTTTGGACATGCAATTATTATAAAGTTACCAATAGAAGTATCCTATGGGCTACAAATAACATAGAAGGAAACCATTCATATCCTATAACGAATATTGCAAATGGAATAGGAGCTGATGCGGGATTTGTAGTTTTTACCGTTGGAGCATTACATCCTTTTTATGTAAATGATATCGTATATCTAGATGAAATATTAGGAGCAGCCTCCGCCAATGGCTATAATGGTCTTTCAGCTTCTATTAGAACTGCAACTGCAACTACCATTACTTTAAATATAGCATTTATTGCAGCATCCAATGGAGCGGCTACAGGGTATGCCTTTGATCTTTCTCGCACTGTTTCCGGAGACGGCTTAAGATATTATGATGGTTATGGAGCGAATTTAGGGTGGCGTAATTTTAATCCTCCTTTGCAAACATATCCTAGTACTGTTGCTAATGCGGTTTATAACTATTTAGTGGGCTGTCTAATAGTATTGCCCTATAAAGATAGATTATTGGCATTTAACACTATAGAAAGCCCTGCGGCGGGCGGTTCTGTAAGATATCAGAATAGAGTTAGATGGTCGCAGAATGGGACTCCATTTTATACTACTGCTACAGCTCCGGTAGCAGCAGGTCAGCCTAGAGCCGGAACTCAATGGGTTAGCGATACACCCGGAAAAGGAGGCTATATAGACGCTCCTACCTCAGAAGCTATTGTATCAGTATCCTTATTTAAAGATACTTGCCTTGTATTCTTTGAAAGAAGCACATGGCAACTTAGATATACCGGTAGTGAAATATTGCCTTTCGTATGGGAGAGAATCAATGAGCAAATGGGAGCGGAATCTACATTCAGCCCAATATATTTTGACGGAGGTGTTTTTGCAATAGGAGACAAAGGCATAATAGCTGCAAATTCTTATGAAGTACAAAGAGTAGATGAGCTTATCCCTGATTTAGTCTATCAAATTCATAATGCCGAAGAAGGTATATCAAGAGTCCATGGAATAAGAGATTTCCAAAGAAAAATATGTTATTGGACATATCCCGATACACAAACAACCTTTCCTAATAGAATTTTATCATTAAACTATGATGAGAAAAGCTATGCGATATTCGATAATTCCCATACTGCTTTTGGCTTTTTACAGTCCAGTGAAGAAATTACATGGGGTTCTAATGTAAAATGGTCGGAAGAAGTAACATGGGGTAGCGGAAGATTGCAATCTTACTATCCAATGGTAATAGCCGGTAATCAAACAGGATTTATACATCAATTTGATACTGAACAAGTTACAAACGATATATCACTAGATTTAACTACATCAATTATTATTGCGAACTCTATCTCAAATACAGCTCCTGCAGTAGTGCAAGTATATAATCATAATCTTGCAACCGGTCAATTCGTCAGGATCTGGAATACTACGGGATTCGCTACTTTTATGGTGGGTGAGATCCAAGGTACGGCAGTTGCCGGTAGCACGGCATTTAGCGGAACGCTTACCAATTTAGGTTTATTTCCCGGTCAGTTAACTATTGCTATCGGAGCGAATGTTTTTACCGATTTAGGAGATGGTACAATGGATGGAGGGGCAGGAGGATCTATCATAAATTATGAAATGGGTAGTTTTACAGTTTATTTTGCCGCTTTAGGAATAGATACTGATGTTACCGCTGATTATTTTTTTAATGAGTTAAATTATCGTATATTTAAAATAGAAGTATTAACAGGTAATACTTTTACTTTATTAGATACTGATTTAACAGCATTTGCAGCTTATACAGGCTCAGGAAGTATTGAAGTAGTAGATAATTTCAATATTAGGACTAAAACTCTAAATCCATTCATAAAAGAAGATGTAGAAGCTAGAATAAATTATATTAATGCTTATCTAACGACAGATGACATGAATTTTACATTAAATACTTATGGCGGAGATAATTTTAGTCAGATATTGGACACTTCTATAGTTTCTAATGTTGATTATGAAGGATGGCAATCTGAAAGCACATGGAATAGAATATATCCTAATGTTACCGCACCATTCTTTCAGTTGGAAATGACTATGTCAGATATTCAAATGGTTAATTATGATAATATTAACAATGAATTTGAACTGCATGCCTTAATTTTAGATGTTAATACCGGAGCTAGATTAAGATGACGTATGAACCTTCCAATGCTTTTGAACCTCCTATAGATGAAAATGTTAATTTTTCTAAAGATTTTAATAAGTTTTTAGATCAAATAACTCGTAGATATAGGGATATAGCTAGAAAATTAAATGAGAAAGAAAGAGCTTATTATCCTTTAAATCTTGAGATAGTCAACGATCAAAAGTATTATAGTGTTGATAATCCTCAAAAGTATCGAAGTGTATTCAGAAAAGTATTTGCTTTTGATGCAGTAGCGACAGGAGCTGCTTTAAATATCCCTCATTATATTACAGGGAATTTCGAGACTGTAAGGCTTTATGGCATTGCGATAACGGCGATAGATGAAAGAACGCTTCCTTTTGTAGATATAACGCTTATCTCAAATCAAACAATGCTTACAAGAACGGGTGCTAATATAGTAATTACTAACGGAGCCACGGCAACTGCTTTAGTATCCGGAAAAGTAATTATCGAATATTTAAAGTTTTAAATAAAATGCTTGATAGTAATTAAAAAAAACAATTTACTTAATTCAAGAGCAAAAAAAGGTGAAGTTATGGGAATTATGGATTGGATGTTCGGCA